ACCGGAAGTTTGAACGAACTGAACCTCAGAACCATCCCAAGAGTAACCCATAGGGTGGTTTACGTAGCCCCAACGATACCAAATATCAGTAGTACCGGAACCGCCGTGACGGGCAGCTGCTCGGTCCATTTCAACAGGCATTGGAACTGCCAAAGCTTTCTGAGTCAAAGCAGAAGGCTTACAGATAAACGTAGTCTTAGCAGACTGGTCGTTTACGTTAATGCTGCTTGACTGGTCACTGCCAGTAGCACGGCTAAGAAGCAGACGGAACTTACCTTGGAAGATAGTGTTGAACACTAGGTTTCCTTCGGTAATAGTAGTGTCGTCTACTAGGTTAGCACCACGAAGATCAGCCAGAGTCTCTGGGCTAGTGATCATGTAGTAGTAGGGGGCTTCGTAGTCTTTCCAAGCCATTCCCATAGCTTTGAACAGACGCTCTCCACGCATTGCGCCAACCTTGCTTTGGTCAATCAGACGTCGCTCGTCACTAGGGTCAGTAGCAGCTGCACCGAACTCTCCAAGAGCGTTTACGTCTACGTAGAAACCAGTTGAAGGGTCATCACAGTCAGTGTTGAATGCAACAATACCGCCACCACGTCCTACTTCGTAAGCTGCAACACCGTTCAGGGTCTCCAGAACAGTGTTGTGCTCGTCTTGTGCTTTAGTCTCGCCAAAGTCACGTGCGATCTTAGCAAGACCGTCTTCTTGTGAGATAACGCGTTGAACGTTAACTTCTTTTGCGCCGTGTGTACGAACAGTCTTAGCGTACTTGTAGAACGCTGTGTCAACTTCAGTGTACGAACCGTCTGAGGCATCGTTTACACTGGGAACGTTGATGTTCGCCATTAAGGGCTTGTACCAACGAGCTTGACCAATATAGTCTTCGATGGTAGTACTAATTTCGGCGTCAGCGCCTACAATTGCTGTACCAGACAGCTTACGTGCGTTAGTGTACATCTCATGCGAGTAGTCGTTAACGTATCGCTGAACCTTGAACTTCATCTCTGAACCGGATACACCGGAAGTAAAATCTGAAAGTGCCATTGTGTAATCTCCTTGAAAGATTATTAGTATTAGTTTTTAGAATCCGATTTCGTTTACAGGGCCTTGGTTGTTCCGCAAGTAATCTTCAAACGACTGTTCCGTAATGGGAGTGTTTGACTTAGCTTGTTGAACAGAACCGTCAGCTGCCCCTACTTGCATAGCGGCGGCACCTGATGACTGCTTCGGTTTAAATAGAAAAGCGTTTTCTTCGTCTTTAGCGAAGGCTTGAACAAATTCACTGAGACCAGCTCCAGTAGCATGAACCCAACCCCCTTCAGTATCTTGCTTAAGCTCATTGACAATTTGTGACTTTGCCATGTCTTTAGCAGTACCGTTGCGGAACTGAAGATCCCCAAGTACCTTGTCAACAGAATGATCACGAGTAAGAGTGGTGTTAACCTTGTTGACAGCATCAAGCCGTAACAGAGCTTCATCCAACTTCATCTGAAGTGCCTCAGAGGTCTTACCTTCAGCTTCAAGTTTCTCAAGCTTAGCGGCTTTAACACCTTCTTCAAGCTCAACAGCCTTCCTCATCGCATCATCGCGTTGCTTAGACATCTTGTTCATGTTTTCTTTCATACCACTTAACTCGTCCTCCACCATGCTCTTAAGCAGGGCTTGGGCTTCAGGTGATGTGAAGTCAGCACTTCCAGATGACTCTTGGTTTACTTCTGTATTGTTTTCCATTGCTACCTCATTATTGGTTATAGTTTCATCGCTCATTATTTTTCTCCTCGGGTCACAGACCACTTAATTTATTTTTAGTCACAGACTTATGGACCAATTCCATACCAACTCTCGCCGACTGGAATCGGCGCAAGGATATCTTTAGCCGTTAGGCCATCCTTAACTATCAATCCATCTTCTACAGCCTTCTTAAGTAGCCGTTGATAGGCTTCATCAGAGAGACCCTCCTTACGCATAGCGTTGAGTGTCTTAAGAATGGTTTCGGACTCTACCGCATCAGCGTATAGGTGTCTTAGAGCATTCTTAGCCCCCGCTGCTTCTCCTACATTTACGAAGAAAGCATCGTGGATGGTTGCAGTACTTACCTCGTTCTTCTTGCCCCACAAGTGGAACTTCCGAACAATTGCAGCATCGTTTGAGTGGTTACCGTTTACACCGTAACCTGTTCTCGCACCAGTGATGCTTGACCTCCCTTTAAACTTACCGTCAGTCATGCTGTCTTTGTAGACATTGTAGACCTTACGACCAGTTACTGGGTCAGTAAACTCTATCCTTTCTTCAACCACAGGTCGATATCTTTGGTAGAGTGTTTTGTTATCAAAGGTTACCCAAGGTATGTCTACCTTTCCAGTATCTTCAATAAATTCTTCAGCTGCGCCCTTCCAGAAGTTAATAAAGTCTTCAGTGATGGGTGC